AGATAATGCTGATAATACGGAACTTCAGGCAGCTGAAGCCGCTGTGGAGCAGATGGTCTCTCCTCATGATACGTTCAGAATGATTGCCGAAAAGTTCAGACGTGAGCTTGATATGCTGGATGAAATGGGTATTTACTTATGGGATGAAAAGGCATCGTTAAACGGCAAAGAACAGCCGGTCAAACAAAATGACCATAGTATGGATGCTTTGAGATATTATGTTAATTATCTGCCGGATTGGCGGTTTGAGTAAGGAGGTGACACAGTGTCACGACGAAACAAAAACAAAAATAAGATAACAACTGACGCTTTCTCAAATTCGCTGTTTAGGCTCGGCTTTGGGTCACAATCGCCACTAGAATCGACAGAATACCCGTTGACGCGTATGACCTATAATTATGCGTTGTTAAATTCGTTATACCGTGGAAATTGGGTCGTACAGAACGTCGTCGGAATTATTCCGGATGATATGACCAAGGGCTGGTTTAACCTTGCCGGGTCGTTGGCTCCGGATTATATTGCAGAGTTTGAGCGCGTGCAGAGAGTGACACAACTTAAAGACAAGGTTAATTTGGGCCTGAAATGGGGCCGTTTATATGGCGGTGCCGCGGGCCTTATATTAATAAAGGGGCAAGAGGGCGAATTGGACAAGCCTCTTGACCTGGAAATGGTATATCCCGGCACATTTAACGGGTTATATATTCTCGATAGGTGGAGCGGCATAACGCCGGACGTTGAAATAGTAACAGATATGTCCGATCCTGATTTCGGCCTGCCGATGTACTACAGTATAGCCGATGGCGAAGGACGCATATATGCAAGAGTGCATCACTCAAGAATTATACGATTTACTGGCCGTGAGCTCCCCTATCTGGAAAAAATAGCGGAAATGTACTGGGGCGAGTCAGAGGTTGAGGCGTTGTATGCTGACGTGGTCAAGCACGATAATGTATCGACTAATATGGCCGCCCTGACATTCCGCGCCAATGTAGACACGATGGAGGTCCAGAACTTAGACCAGTTGTTTTCCATTGGTGCCACGGAACAACAGCGCCGTTTTTGGAATGTTATGCAGGCGCAGTCAGTGTGTAAGAGTAATTTTGGCGTCCAGTTAATTAATAAGGACGACAAAATAACAAACACACAATATACATTTGCTGGCCTGCAGGAAGTGTATGACAGTATGTGCTTAGACCTTGCCGGGGCGTCGCGAATACCTGTAACTAAACTGTTTGGCCGTTCCCCTGCTGGAATGAACGCCACCGGAGAAAGCGACCTGCAGAATTATTATGATTACATCGACACCCTTCGCGAAAGCACATTGAAACCTATTATATATAAGCTGTTGCCTATTATTGCAATGTCGGCCTGGGGCGTTGTGCCAGACGATATTGACATTACATTTCCGCCTCTTTGGACGCCTACAGCAAAAGAAGTGGCGGAAATTGCAAAGTATAAAGCAGAAACGCTGGTGACGGTGTTTCAGGCGGGACTTATGGATCAGGCGACAGTACAGAAGGAATTGAAAAAGCTATCTGACGAGACCGGAATGTTTGACAGCATCAGCGATGAAGACATTCGCGCCAATAAAGGCCGAACGTTCCAGGATGTAACAACGTTAAGAGATCCTTTGATGGGTTTAAGTTTTGAGGAGGGAGACAATGGCAGCGATAAAGAGAGCACCGAACCAGAAGGAGCTGGAAACCCTCCGGAAGATATTTCTGAAAGCGGAAACTGATATTATTAACGAAATAGGACGGCTCCGGTCGTTGGGGAATATTGATTATCACGCAGTCGCAGCGCTTGACCGGGTACAGTCTATTCTTAAACAGATGGAGACTGAGTGCTGGGAGTATGTTCCGCAGATGATTGAAAAACAGTTTTATGTTCGCGTCCCCGAGGCGCGGAAAATATTGGAACCGGTGGAAAAACACATTGTTGGCTATTCCAACGCCGAGGCTTTAACGGCTACACAGTATAGTATTATGGACAATTTAACAATGAACCTTATGGGTGAGATAGTAGAGGCGGAGGCAGTCGTTGTATCAACGCTGAAAAACGCTCTTATTGGCCGTACGGAAAACGATGTGTT